GGGATTCCTCGTTTAATTCATCCAATATTGTGCCTATTCTAGCTAATTCGACAGCACCAAGTTCCCCCGAGTCTTTCAATTGACTGAGTAAGTAATCTGTTAACTTGCTTCCCTCTTCGGCACTTCGATACCACGCATCCGAAACATAACCGAGATTGGCGGTTTCAACACCTGCTTTGTCAAGCTCAGAAACAAGAGATTGCACGTTGCCAGCCATCTCTTCAAAGTTGGCTTGAGCCTTTTCCCCCTGTTCAAAGATGGTTTCGAGGTTTTGGTATTCGGGCGTTGCGCCCGGTGTGGGAGGTTTGATGCCCGCCATGCCCATGCGATATCCAAGCTGCCGCTTGAGTTCATCCGTATTCTTTAGTATCGCGTTGCGCTCGGAATCCCAGCCGCTAATAAGGGACGGGAAGTTGGCAGCAATTTGATTCTGTACGTCAGTCACTTCTTTTGTCGCATTTATATATTCCTGCGATCCCTCAGCGGCCTGCTCTTGTTTTTGCCGCACCGCTTCAAGTTTAGTGACAAGTGGAACTGTGGCGGCGGCAAGTTCGCCTTGAGACTTTTGGTATTTGGTAAGTTCCCTGGCTGCTTTTGCCGCTGATCTTTCGGTTGATACCATGTCGATAATCAACCACGCGAGACCACCAGCAGCAGCAATACCCGCAACGCCAAGGCCGGTTATAAGAGGATGCGTTGCAGCTAGTACCGGAAGAGCATTCGCGGCGGCAACGTGCAGGGCAGTAAAGCCACCGGCGATAGAAGACGCGCCAGTCGAAAATATCCCCACCAATTTTAAGGCGGCAAGCGCTCCAACCACTCCATATATCGCGGGCTTCACGCTCACAAGAGCTTCGGCAAACGAGGCGGCGGCCTTGGCCGCGCCTTTCAGGAAGCGCCCGGCAGTATTGAACGCTTCGTTTTTGCCCTCGACAATATCCCCCAACTTTTGAACGGCTGAGATAGCAACTGGCATTATCTTTTCGCCGATTTCAATAAGCGTTGCGCCGACCTTATTTTTGAATTCCTTGAATTGATATTCAAGAGTCTTTTGCATTTGCTCTACTGCGCGGTTGACGTTGCCAGTTGTATCCCCAAACTCCTCAAAATCTTTAACAACTTCTTGGAAGCTCATACCCGTAAGCGGCAAGAGGGCGAGCAGTTCTCGGATGTTGGGAAACATTGCAGCCATAGCCTCAGCGTTCCCGCCGTAAGCGTGGGCCAGTTCTGTTATCACCCCTTGCAGGCCGATAGAATCCATCATTGCCTGAGCATTGGCAAAACCGAGTTTGTGTATCCATTCCGTTGTTTCCTTGGTGGGTTTGTTGAGACCCAGCAGGGTTCGATTAAGAGCCATAAGGGTTCTGTCGGCGGGTATTCCAACGCGGGTCAGAGTGGCAATCGTAGCACCCAAATCTTCTATTGGAACGTTCATCAGGGCGGCAGAGGTCGCGGCTTTGGAGAAGTTTGCGGTGAGTTCGGGGATTGTCGTTTTGCCTCGACGTACTATTTCAAAGAGTGTATCCGCAACTCGGGTCGATTCGTCAACACTCAAGCCCCATGCGTTAAGAGCGGTCGTTACGAGGTCAGCGGTATCAGCCATATCCGCGAGGCCAGCTGTGGCAAGCTCACTCGATACCTTCAGGACTTCCATGCCTTCAGCGGTTGAAGCATCGGGAAGAGCCGATTTCACCCAATACATACCCTGCATTAGTTCCTTGGCTGCATACTCTGTATCTTTAGACATATCAAGAATGCTACTCTTGAGGCGGTCGAAATCAGCCTCAGAGAGATCGGCCAAGGTGTTTACTTCGCGGGCTACGTGATCGAAATCGGCAGCCATTTTCAGCGAAACGGCGCCTACCGCGGCCCCGGCGATAGCGGTTATCTTTCCTATTTTGGCGAATCCGGCGATAACGCTATTTGCCGTGAAAGTAGCTCTGCTCGCTGCGGCGGTCATCGAGGCGTCGAGGCCCTTCATCATGCCCTGAGCTTTGGTAACACCGCTTGCGAGCGGCCCTGTTTTAAGTCCTACCGAGGCCCAGACAGCACCGAGGCCGCCCGTGCCTCCTCCTAATCCGAACATTTATTTTTCCTCGAATCTTGAATCCAAAATGTAATCCCGGTCGTACTTGCCAGCCGCCTTGTTGGCGGCCTTCTTCTCTTCCTGCGCCAGGTTGTCCAAACGCTCCAGCACCTGCCAGAAGTCGGGCAAGGGCAAGCGGTCGATGTCGTGGTATGTCCAGCTAAAGCGGAGCGCGAGGGAGAAGTAAGCGCGATCGATAAAATCCTCAAGCGTTAATCCGCGTCCTTTTCGCCTTCGCTTTCGCTTTCCTTCGTCTGCGCGGAATCTAAAGGGATTTCAGTAATAGCGTTAAAAACCTGGGCAACAAAAAGTGTTGTCAGGCAAGACATATCCAGTCCCTCAAGTTTGTTTTTGGTAAGTTCGGGGTAAGTGGGATTCAAAAGTGCGTAATAGAAATTTATCATTACGTCCAATCCCTCTTCTTCAAAAAGGTTATTCCCGATCTCACCATACTTTTCAGAAATCTTTTTGTGCGCCTTGATAACCTTGCGCCAGTCTCCGGCAGTTAATCGGGGTATGTCGTAATTTTTTTCGCCAACTTTGATTTTTAGGTCAGACATAATTCCTCCCCTTGGGGTGAAGGCCCACCGCCCCAGGGAAGGGAACGGCGGGCCAAGTCGGTCAGTCTATTGCGTCAACTACGAGTGATGATGTGACGGGCTTGCCGTCTTCGTCGTAGTTCTGGTTGCCGCTGCATTTGATGTTTGCGTCCAGTGTCGGATACTCTTGCTGTCCCCCGCCTTCCGAGAAATACGTCGGTGCGCACTGGTAGAAGTGCAACCGTTTGTATCCCGTGACGTTGGAGCCTTCCACGACTCTGAGGTATATTTTGACCTCGTAGTCAACGGCGGATTCCTGCTCTTCGAGCGTGGGATGTTCGTAACCGATAGCACACGGTGGCGAACTTTCATCGTAGGTAATCGTGCCCACCGAGCCTGCCACAATGTATTGTATTTCAGGGTCTTCGCAGCACAGGGATACCTTGAGCGTACCGCCTATAAGCTGGTCGTCCTCCTGAAATACGTTTTTGATGCGCCCGCCGCAACGCAGTGGGTCGCGTTTTCCCTCCTCGATTTCGGGGGCAAAATCCCAGTCGATGATATTGTCCGACTTATACCATTCGCCTGCGTCATCAACAGAGCCGTCAGTATTCAAAGCCCTGAAATGTATCTCGACGGGATCGCGCAAGATCGTACAATCGCAATCAGCCATTTTTCCCTCCCTTCGTGAACTAAAAAAGCCGCCCGTGGGCGGCTGGACAAACCGGGTTGAGTCGGTTTATTCTGCGAACTTTTGAGCTTTCAAGTATTCGCGCTCCTGGCGCTTGAGGCCGTGCACCTCACAGCCTTTTTTCAGCTTGACCTCGGTGCCGTCCGAGAACCGCACGTTGCAGGTCTTCAGGGCCACAAGCGGCTTGCGCTCGTAGCTCTTTTTCTTTGGCTTCTCCGGTTGAGGCTCGGATTCGCCAAGAAATGTATTTATCACTGGATTCTCAAAATCCACTTTTACCTCCCTTCGCACCCGACCGGGGCGCACACGCTTGCATCACCGGCCCACCGCTTACGCCCAGAAGTCGGTTGGTATCAAAAATTTTATGCGTATTCCGCAGGCGTTGAGACGCTCTGACCATATGTCCATTCTGGAATCGCGCACATACTCGGGCAATGTTGTCCTGCCGTCCGGCGTTGCCACCGCCTGATGGTGCAACGCACTGACCACGTGGTCAGCCACGGGGTCAAGCGCGAGTATGTTCGACTTTTCCCCGAAAACGAGCACTTCCAGCTGTTGGTTCATGGCGCACTTATTGGGGGAAGGTATCTCACCCAGAAAAGCAATCTCAATCAAGGGCTTTTCGGTATCGGCGGGGGCAGTCCACTCCCAGAATACCCGCCCGCCAACCTCTGCTATCTCTGCTACGAGGTAGTCGTACAGCCCATGTCTTATATCTCCGTAGTCCATTATTTACCAAACCTGAATCCGAATCCGCGCCCCGCCAGTATCATCGCTATCCTTGTCCAGAGCCACGCGAGGTTATGGTTGCGGGCGGCCTCGATGATTTTGTAGCGGCCCTCGAAAAACCACGCCCGCTCAAGGTAGAGGTTGTGTTCCACGCCGCCAGATATGGTCGATTCGATAGCCGCCGGGCTGGATTCCGTCTGACTCTGTATTGCTTGCGTTGCATGCCCCGTTATATCGTCCCAGCGGTGCTCGCGTTGCGCGAAACTCACGCTGTCCTTTATGTGCCTGTCCATCTCAGCTTCCAGCTGCTTGTGGATTCCCGTCAGCCAGAGGGCCAGGTTCGCGTTCACGACATCGGAGCCGGGCATGTTACACCGCCACACAATCGGCCTGAGTGTGAGCCGCGATATTTACTTCATCGTAATAACGCACTCCAGTAATCCTGTAGTTGCGGCCCGAATGCTCGAAAGTATCGTAGGAATCATGGCTGACGACTATGTCCGCTTCACCATCAGCAAGCAGTCCGAGGGATACCTCTTTGACCTCCCCTTCCGGCAAAGTCACCTCGCGCTGGTTGTGAGTCGATATGTTGTATAAGCGCACGGTGATAGGGTCAAGCTCTGTTTCGGCCCACGAAAAGCCGCCGGCGTTCGGCACTTTGGCGTGGCGGGTTATCGTTATTATTGCCGAGTCAAACCCTACGAGGGTATCAATAACGCTCATGCAGTCCTAAACCTCGGATCGGGGCCGTCGTGTGTGGCCCGTGTGTCTGTTTCGTCACGCCTTGGGGCCGACACGGATTCGCCGCCAAGTAGCTCGTGGGCGCGGCTCATGCAATAAGCCTTGTCAACCTGTACGCTTATGTCGCCCACGCGGTAACTCGTGAGCTTGTTGGATTCCTGCCCCCCGAGCCAAAGCCACGCACGGCCTGCGGCGCGGTCAACGTTGTAGGTAGCCGTGTAGCCGTCCTCATTCGGCCTGTACCCGTCTTCATCCGCCACCTTCTCCATGTCTAAAAACTCTTGTATCTGCTCATCGGTGAAGGCGTAAATATCCGGGTAATGAACCAAAAATTTAAACCTGTCAAATGCGCTCATTGACATTACAAGTACTCCCTGAATTTTCTCTCGCGCTTTCGCAGTATGTCGTAGTACACTTTCTTGTCTCTCACGCGGGCGGGCGGTCTTTCAAGCTCGTGGTGCTGGATATGCGAGCCTTTGAGTATCGCCCACCTGTAGTTTTTCCCCACCTTGCCCACAAGCGCGAAGGTGTTACCGTGGGCGTCGTGGAGCCAATAATGCTTCTTTTCGTAGTGCAAACCGGGTATGTGCTTGAACAGCCGAACGCGGTCTATCTCGTGGTACGGCTTCTCGCGCTTGAGCTTCATGACATAAGCGTCAAGCTCCGGCGCGGGCGAGGGCCGTGGGCCTATCCATTCTTCGTCAGCGTCGAGCATGACGTACCAGTCGCCCGCGCTTCCCACCAGATAAGAGTTGCGCTTGTGGACTTCGTCCAGCCCGGAAACACAAACAACATGGACATCGGGGATGCTCTGCAGGTATTCAAGTGTCCCGTCAGTCGAGTATTCGGAGTCGCCGGGGAAGTCCGCAAACCTGCCGTCAACCGCTATAATCTCATCGACCTTGTATCGCAAGGATTCGATACACCGCTTTATAAGCGGCATATCGTTGTAGGTGATTACCGTTCCCCGTATCATCCTGATCTCAACGCCTTGATCCATGTTCCGTAATAATCAATTTCTTTCGATTCCCAGCTTTGGGCCTCTGCCTGCGCCCGCGCACGGCGGGAATATTTCGCGGTGTCGATTGTGAGCAACCACTCCATGCGCTCTTGCAACTGGTCTACCGTGACCTCGTTATAAACGGTGTTGGTAACCCATTTTTTGTTTAACAGCCACTGCTTTGCGGGAGGTATCAGGAAGTTGGGGTCATGCTGATACAGGTGCATCGGGTCTGCGTCCACCGTCAGCACTGGCATACCGCAAGCCATGCCCTCCAATATCGAGCGCTCGTACCCCCCGTAAGCTATAGGCGCAAGCAGTATGTCGCCTTCGGCGTAAACGTCAGCAGGCTCCGGTTTTGTACCCAATTGATAGACGATGCGCGGATCATCCACTTTCACTCCTGCGGGCCAACGCTCCTGCGAATGCAGGATGAGCCGGGCGGCAGGATCGTGGATGCGCTTAAACGCCTCTACCACCTTCGCTGATTGCCTGCGATCCGCAAGGCACCCGTAGCCGATGTTGACAACAAACGTATGCCCCGTGCGCTCGCGAAACGGAAAGAGCTTCAAACCTATCGGCAAAAACAAAAAACTTTTACGTGCGGCGCGGGTTTTCTTCCACGCAGAGGAGCAAGTGCAAATCAACAAATCACTTTCCAACCGCTCTGCTGATAATGTTTCGTGCATCGGGATACCAACTGTCTTTGCCCCGTGCTTCCGAGCTAGCGGGTAAAGCTGATCGGAAAACGGCGTCTCAATAAATAGCACCACCTCGGGGGCAAAGCGGGCTAGGTAATCATCAATAACAGTAGGATGGGGCGGGCGTTTGCTTGTTACCTGCCTATCCGTCCAAACCTTCTGACCTTTTATCCCGCTTGAAATCGAGAGTATGCTATCGGCTTTGAGATACTGCCAGAACTCCCAGACAAAGACTCCTATCCCTGAAGTTTTGTTGGTGTATCCGACAACCCCGATTCTCGGAGGATTCTCCAAAAGTCCTCCATTCTCGCATCCCATGTATGATGCGCGTGGGCATAAGCGCAGCCAGCTTTTGCTATTCGCTCACGCTCCGCTGAGTGTTTGAGGTAATAGTCAATCTTCTCGAAAAGGTTATTCGGCTCATAGGTCACAAGGTGCTTACCCGGCGTGAACACCCGCTCCAGCCCCGGTGTGGCGGGGTGGAGGACAAACCCACCGCAAGCAAGGTGCATATAAACCCTATTAGACCAATAGCCGGGGATGTCATCTCTCGCGCTGGCGCAGACCATGATTTTCGAATTCGCGCAGACGCGAGCATGATCAAGCCCCCGGCAGTTGTTATCCTTGCCATACTGCTCAAAATCAAAGCGGCGTTTCAGGTCGTGCATCAGCCAGCGCCGCGAGGGGTCGCGATCGTGGCCGATAAATGCAACGTCCCTGATCCTGCGGCCCTCAACAGGGTAATGCTCGCTCGGGTCAAACGCTTGCGGAAACCAAACTCGCTTTATACCCGCCTGTTTATAAGCCGATGAATCAAAACCGTCAGTTGAAAGCGTGAGGTCAAAATCGCGCAAAGCGGGAAAGTAAAGCCTGTCACGGTTGTACCAGCCAACGATGAGATCAAAATAGTGAGCAACCTTTATACCCTTTTGCGACCGCCAGAACTCCGACGAAAAGGCGTGGGGTATTGTTGTCAGCACCAAGTCATATGCGCGTTTGGTAAACTTCCCTTGGTTGAGATGCTTTACGTGATAGCGGTCAACCTCCACATCGGGGTAGCGTTCCAGCGCGGCGGCCACTCCCCATTCGGTGTGCCACTTGCCAAAGTGCCCTATGTAGCCGACGCGCATTTTTGCAAAAATACCTTCGGAAAGCCGCTATTGCGGCAAACTGTTTCGGTAAACGATTTGCTTCCAACGACATCCGGCCCAAGGATTGTTTGCGGGACAAACCCAAACTCAAGAATTTTATCTATGGCGCGGGCAAGCCGTGTCTTGTCCGGGCCACACTTTAATGGATGCAAATCTATAAACATCCAGCTTCCAACCGGCATAGCCGCGAGAGTCTTTTCACCTCCGGAAACCATATGAATCTCCGCACCTTCGATGTCACAGCGAATGAGGTCAACTTGTTCAATGTCATTTTCAGCCGCAAAAGTATCTAGCGTGATTGCATCTACTTCGATGTTCCCGTTAGGCGACAACCGCCCCCGGTCAGAGCGACCGGGGGATTGGTAAAATAACGCCCTCCCGTTCTCGGCGGCTACAGCATAATTAAAAATATCAATGTTCCGGAGGCCGTTAATATCCTTGGCCATGGTCATGATTTCTACGTTGTGGGGGTCAGCCTCTATCGCGTAAACCCTAGCTGCCTTTTTAGCCTCAAGCAACATGTAAAAGCCAAGGCAAGCCCCCATTTCAACAACAGTCCAGTCCGGCTGAATAATGCTATCAAGGATATCTGGCGCTTCGCGTTCCCATCCTTCACCTTCCAAAAGCTGTGCGGACATACCGACGTCTTCGGTATCGAGAATCATCTTGAAATTTCTGACGTCCTTCTCGATTAACAATTAATCGCATTCCCTTTTGTGAGCGGCAAGGTCGCTTGCTGTTTTTGCTACAAATCCGCAAGCGCAAATATAACGAGGGGGTTCCATATAACCCCGCTTTGTTGCGGAAGGCTTTGCCGATTGTGACCCAAACTTCGAAGAATTAACCGCTGTTGTCCTTTTCCCAATTGGGTAAGCCTCGACAAACCCTCTTCGTATCCACTGATCAGCTTGCTTGTCCGCTATGTCGAGGACTTGGCCGGGCCGCCATACGCAGCCCGGCCTAGCCTTAAGTACCCGCACCTTCATTAGTGGGGCACTCCGGTAACCTTGCTCAGAACATCGTCGAGCTTCACCTCGAACGCTTTTCGCATTCTGAAGCGGAGCGCTATCATGTCTTGCTCTGCCAGGTTAACATCCTCGTCTGACGGGTTTTCGGCGGTCAACGTCGCCTGATCAAGCAACTTGACCTGTATTCCTATCCGGTCGCCCACGTACAAGTAGGGCGTATAGGCAAGTAGGATTTCAGATGCCGTCGGCGAACCGCTCGCGACAACCTGCCGCGTGAACCTGATCGGGACTCCATAAACAGAATAGTCGCGGAAGTTGTCTCTCAGATTTTCCACGAATATTGGGTTGTTGTTAGCATCCCGAAGCCCGCGAAGCAGTGCCTTGACGCGAGGGTGACCCACCATTCCCGTGCATTCGTAACCGTTTACCTCTATCGCGGATATTGCCTCATTGAGGTCATCCGCGAGGTCAGCGGCAGGGCTTGTGCCGTAAGCGATGGTGTTAGCCGCCGGCACGTTGCCCGACCACGAGGAAGCGAACGGTGTTCCTACATCATATCCCAGCGTAAACGCGTCATACTTCTCAGCCAGAGCCTGTACAACGTCCTCTTTCACGAAGCTGATGGTGTCGATGTCTGCATCTTCAACCTCTTCCTCCGTGAAAGGCACGATGACGGCTATAGTCTCGGCAATCAGAACGACCTTGGTGAAAGTCTGGGCGTCCTTGGGCTTCACGCCCTTTTCGTCCACGGCTTCCGGCGATACGCTGGTCAACTGCCGCCTTATGACCTTCCGGCTGGATTTCATCGGCCAGTGACGGGCGAAGTAATCAACCACGCTCTCGTCGTGCACCAGCTTGTTGATCTCGGCTGCGACCTCATCCGTGATGAGTACGCCGCCGGTGGCGTCAGTGAGTGTATCTATTGCAGGGATAGCCAATATCTTTACCTCCCTTCATTTTCATTTGGCAGAGCGCCCCTTGCCCTGAATGGCGGCAAGCATCGCCTTCTCGAAAGCGTGTTCCTTGCCGCTGGATATGGGGGGGCCGCCTGCGCCCGGTGCTGGAGGTGGAGGTTGCCCGGACTTCATGATCTCGGGGTATTCCCTAACCAATTTGTCCAGCGCTTTTTGCACGTCTTTCGCGTTCGCCGCGCCGTCCTCGACCTCGATATCAGAGAGGTCTAACAACTTGTAGGCCGCCTCCGGGTACTTGATACCCATCTGAGAGGCGGTACCCACAACCGCCGCCTTGACCGACATCTCGGTAAGCATCCGGTCGCGTTCTTCGACTTCACGCTCCAGCCGCGCCTTTTCCTCATTCACACGCTCCAGCTCTGTCTTGTCAGCGTCCTTGAACTTTTTGACCTGGACCGTTAAATCCTCAACCTGCTTCGCGAATTTCTGCTTTTCGACGCGGTGCTTGGCCGCCTCGTCGCGAAGCTCTTTAACGTACTCCTCGTCAAAAGTTTTAGGTTCGCTATCTTCGCCTTTGCCTTCCGGCTCCTGTCCTTCTGGCTCCTCGGCCATCTAGACCACTTCCTTTCATGCTCCCGGCACTAAAAAAGCCCCCGGATTCGGGGGCTATACAAACCGCTTATCGCGGGTTATTCCTGTTCGTACTCTACCGTCTCCTCCAGCTTCGCAAGGTACATCAAAACGCAACACCCTTCACGGTCGACGCCGTTCTCATCTATGCCGATCCACGCGTCCCACCAGGCGCACTCTTCGCCCACGCACTGGCGCGGGTCAAGATGCCCGAGGGACAAGAGCGGGCAAATCACAGAAACATCCTCGTAAACTCAGGGTTGTCACGCAGAACCGCGCAAACCATGTTCGACACGGCAGTCAGCACCTGGTGACTGAACTTGTCTTTGTCATACTCCAACTGCCATTTAATGGACTCGAACACCTCGTGCATAATGTCGTTTTCCGGGCGGTTTTTTAGCCTCGAATCAAACCAAATAACGCCTTCAACCGGGTCGTGTTGCGCGTCAGCGTCAAAGCGCTCGGCCATCCTCTCGGCCTGCTTTACCTTGTATTCGTAAGCAAGCACTTTAATCTTCTTGATCACGCCGCCAACCACCCTGCTATTCCTAGCTCATCCCTGCCCGTGGTCATGTAATCATCCAGCGCACGGCTCCACTGTGTGTCGGACATCGCTTCCTGCTCCAAAATGCAAGCGCATTGCGGGTGCGGGTCCATCGGGATCACGTCGCTGGGCCCGTACCTGTTGCCCTCCAGCACGTCACATTCCGCGCATTCGTCCTGGCCCGTCCTCCTCCAGATAAGCGCCGTAACCCACGGCGACCTGCCAAGCGCCTCTTTCGCCGTTTCCCGGTAAGCCCTCATGACTTCCGTGCGGGCGAGGCGCATAGAGTCAAAGTTAAGCGAGCGCCCGTAGGGTGTGGGCGTAGTAACCTGGCGGCCTGGAAGCACAAACCCGTCAAGCTGGCGTGATATCGTCTCCGCGTTGAAATTGCTTGCAATCCCGTTGCGGATTATCGCCGTGATATCGCGCTCGTAACGCAAATCCCATATCCTGCCTGATAGGGTCATCCCGCTCGGCAGGTTGCGGCCTAAAGCCTGCTCCGCCAAGACTTGCGCGTCAGGGACGTGGGCCAAGAGATGAGCCGCAAGCCCAGCCGTTATAGCCGCTTCCACGAACGGCACACCCTGGAGCTTCACGCCTTCAGCCTCGAAACTCGCGGCCCGCTCTATGTTCGCCAACAGGGTTTGCTCGTAAGCCCCGGTGTAAGTCTCCAGAACCCCCTCGACCTGCCGCTCGAACTTCGCGTCAACTTCGTCGGGGATATATATCGCTTTCCGCAAACTGCGCAAGAGGCTTGCGATGTCATTTTCGTTCTTCCGCAAGAGCTTGACGCGCTGGCGATTGTACGACCTTCGCCACGCGGAATAATTCATTGCCCCTCCCTGAGTATTTATCCGGCGGGGTGAAACGTGCCGCCGTTTTTTTTGCAATCGGCGCGGGCCTCCGGCTCCGACCATGAGCCAACCGGGTATCTGAGTGCTTGCGTGGTCGTTTTTGACGCGCCTTTCAGCCTGCCGATTATTACGCTTATGCGCTTGCCGGTCGATTTCTGCGTCATGCTCATCCGCCTGAATGAGTTAGCCTGAAAGTCGCCGGGATCACGCAGGCGGCAGGAGTGCTCGTTTGGATACGGCACAATCACACACCTTCTTCACCTTGTGGCATTTCGAGCAAAACTCTATTTCGACAACCATCCGCGATTGATTAGGGACGAGCTTGCCGCCGGGCTTTGGGTTGCCCTCGCGGTCATATTCCATGATCCGCCGCGTCTTAAGCACCTGATAACTGCTCCCGTTCCTTCTTATTCAACTGCTTGCCGAAAGTGTCAGAGTCGAGGAACCGCTCGCGCTCCGCTATGATTTCGGCGATTTTGCGCAAGGGGTACTTTTCGCCTAACTCCTGCATGGCGCCCTTCACGCTTTGCAGGCTGTTGGCCATCTTCTGCGCTTCTATCGCCACCTTCTCAGCCTCATTTTCGGGCAGGGGCAGGTGGCAGATAATCCTGTTTTCATAATTGCCGTCAATCGAGCTCGCGTCGTAAACCGCGCCCTTGCTCCCCGCGTAAGTCTCTATCATGCGAAGGGTGTATTCATTAGCCTTCGCGAGGCGTGACTTCCAAACCCGCCAGTCGCGCATCGTGGCTGATACCAGGTCGGAGTAAAGTAACTTCAGAGCCACGCCCGAAACAAGCCCGAAACCCTTTATGTGCTCCGGCGTTATGTCGGGAACCTCCGCGAGCAGGTGCATCATGTTCTCAAGGCGCTTCAGGAAGTTGTCGAGGGCGGTCGCGTAGTTGAAGCCCGACTCCAACTTCTCGGCCTTCACGTCGTCGCCTGATATGTTCCATACCTCGCCCGGCGAGAACTTCAAGTTTTTGTGCGCGTCGGGGGCCGCGTTTAAAAGCACGTTGATGGCAAAGAGGTTGAAACGCAACGCGTCAGCGGAATCCGACATCGAGCGGTTGTACTGGTCGAGGAGCGGTATTAAGTCCTTCAAATAAGACGTGCCGAAAGTTTCGCCCGTCAGCTTTTCGTGCGGGAATATCAAAACCGGGATAAAGTCCAGCCCGGTGTCAACTTCGTTGTGCTTGACCTCAATCGGGTTCAATTGGAGGTCATATGTAGCCTCGGTCAAATAACACCTTTGATCCGGGGGATTGCCGGCAAGCCTCCATGTTTGCCGCCACACCGTCTTTGTATTGTCGAGGAAGCTCGCGAAGTGTATCGCGGAAAAATCGTCCGGGTTCTCTTCGTCCGGTATCGGGAATATCTCTTGAGCGGGCGCGAACTGGTAAAGTATCCCGCGATAGGGGATGTACCTCAATTTAAGGGCGCAGGTCCCGCCGATGAGGTAATCACGCGCACCCTCCATGATGCGCTCTTCGAAGCTGTTCGCCTTCCACGAACCGTACAGGATGCGCTCGCGCCCGCTCGCGTTGTCGTTAGCCCTCTTCTGCTTGCCGGAAGGCTTATAATCGACCGACTCCATCTTTTCGGGCCTGTCTATGCTTTCAGGAGGGCATTCGATGTCCGGAGCATTTTCGAAAAGCCACGCCGTGCGCTTTCGCACGAACCAACGTGCGAGGTTCACGGGCATTATCGTAGGCTCGTAATCCAGGCCGGTGACGTTCCAGTACTGCCCCGTGCCCTGCGATTCGTCGCCAAGGTTGTAGTACTGGTAAAACTCGTTCACCTCCGATATGCGCTTGAGCGCCTCCTCTTTCAAAAACTGATAATCAGTGCCGTAAATATCCCGCATGAGTGAACGGGCCAGCGAATCGGTCAGCCTGCGCTCATCCCCGATAGCGGTCGCCTTGTAAAAATCTTCACGCCCCATTTATCTTCCGCCTCTTCTGGACACCGCAAACCCCTGACGCTCGTTTGAATAAATCATGTACCTCAACGCGTCCATGGCGTGGTTGTCCCTGTCTATCGGCCTGTCTTTCAGCACCTTGCCGTGATCGTCTTCCGCGTACTGGTAAACCTCGAACTCCCGCGCCGTCGCCGGGCAAGCGTTGAAGTCTATGTGGAAAAGCCCCTGCTCGATCTTCCGCGTAACCGCCGCGATTCCGGGGTCGATCTCGTTCTTCCCCTTGCGCGAATCAAGCCCTGCCTCTCTGAATTTCTGAATATACTCAGGGCGCGAGGGGTCACACCAGAACGTCCTTACCCCCCACTTGTTGCGCATAGCTTGAGCCACTTCCGCAATCGTCTCAATCGGGGTGCGGTTGCGGTAGAACTCCTCGACCAGGTGGAAAGCGTTGTCAGCGCCCACAAGTCCCACGAGTATCACCGACGGATCGGCCCATCCCCAGTCGGTGCCCGCCAGCGCGTAGCGGTATCCGGTTGTGTCTTCCGGCGCGTCTTCGTGGTGCGCCTCTACCGTGATTTGCGGGTACACGAGCCCCTGCCACGCGATAAACTCCCCTAAAAACTCCTGCTCGTAAAATGAGCCCGAGTACGATTCCTTCAGGGATTCGATGTAGTCGCGGGAAAGGTGCTTGTTTTCGTCGGTCGCACCCGTGAAATATTCGTAATTGCGGCGCTGCCTCTTGGCGAACTCCTCCCATATCCAGTTGCGGCCCTTTGGGGTAGTCGTTATCCACCCGCGCTCCGGGGGCTTGCGGAGGCGGCCCAGCATGATCTTCCAGACGTTAAGGCTTACCTTCGCGCCTTCGTCTATGAAAAACCATCCGAGGTTCGGGCCGCGCAAGTCCTGCTCGCGGTCGCAGGAACGCAAATAAATTTTCGAGCCGTTTCGGGCAGTGGCTATAAGCTGCTGCTTGTTAAAGCGGGGAAACCAATAATCCCAGCCGTCAGGCACCCCCGCCGCTTCCCACAGTTCTTGGGTCAGCATCGGGATCACGAAGTCGTGAAGGTTCCTGTATGTCGATGCTACTATCGCCCCGTCGCACTTCTGTTTGAGGGCCGTCTCCACCGCCTGCTCGCAGCCGATGAACGTTTTCCCCGCTCCCACCCCGCAAATCATCGCCCTGTACCGGGCAGTCGATGACATGAAGTCCGCCTGCGTCTCCGACGCCGTTATGTTCAGGTTCATCTTTCCCCATCACCGTCACGTTGACTTCAAATTTTTCAGTAGTGGTGGTCCTGCGCTCATCCCTGCCCGCCGTGAGCATGGCAATCTTGTCTATGAGCACAGCCTGCGTAACCGCCGCGTCTTTAGGCTTGTAATCCCCGCTCTTCGCCGCCGCCGCCACGATCTTCGAGAGGTCGTGTATCGTCTTCCAGTTTTCGTCCACAAAGCGGCTAATGTTCTTCTCGCGTGCCTCCTCGAAAGCGGGGTCGAGGTCTTCCCGTGCGTTATACCGCCTGACCGTGGAGACGCTCATCCCCAGCTGCTTGGCGACGTGCGGGTCTGTGTAGCCGAGGGATTTGAGCGCCTTAACCTGCTCTACAAGGGCGGGATCGACACCCGCGCCGGGTTTTATGCCGGACTTATTGGTTTGTTTTGGCATGAGATTCCTTGTAATTAACTCCCATGTAAAAAACCGCCCGAAGGCGGCTAGCGAGGGGGCTGGCCCGTGGGCCCAATCGCCGAAGCTATGGGGGAGTGGTATCCACGGTGCTGTTCTCGGTCAATTCCGGCAGCCCCAAAATTAGTTACATTCCCCGAGTTCCGCCTATCATTTCACCCTCCTGCATTCTCATTGTCGAAACCGGGTTTACTCCCCACCTGCCTGTTGGTGAGGGCTTGTATGGCGCTTCTTCGCAAATCACGTTTGCCAGAATTGTCCTTTTGGACACCTTCGCTCCAACCTGGATATCCACACTCACTAAAATGTGGTGGCAGGAGTCGGAAACACGCTTATCGGAAATAACAGCATATGACAGGAGATTGATATTGCCGTAAGTATCTTTGAGCCTTTCGACATTCCATCCGCGTTCGAAAGCAGTTTGTTGAAGCTGGGCGGCCATCAATGGCCAGTCCCTGTGCTTCCATGCTTCAAGGTAGTTGGTGATGGCTGCGTTATTGGAAGCTTTGCTCATATTCCCTCCCTGGGTCTTTTTGTTGGTCAGTTTATTTTCGGGGTGTAAGGGACACTTTTATTGTCATAATGTTGGGGGGTGAGGATCTCCCACGCTCCTGCTTGCTTTGCATAACCCCCCTCTTATTTACAGGCTGTCAGTTCCTTGCCAGTTATCCTTGTTTCTCAGGTTTACACAATGTATGTTACCGGACATTCCATAATCCCCGTTTTCCGCATGGTTAAGCCATTCTTGCTTTTCGCCATAATTATGAGTTGTGCGCTTCGCCAAATTTCCTCGATAACTATGTCAGTAACACTATATGCGGGGTACCCCTGTATCGTATGCACTAGCATACCTGCGTTGGGGTACCTAGCAGTGTCAGTAAAGATGTTTAGCTTAATCTGCTAGGGAGGCCGAGCACCACCCCTCCCGCACTAACACCCTTTCTTCCCTGCTCACTTACTGCTCTTTCACGCCGTGTGCATGACTGCGTTCATGCTTGAGTATCAACGCATCCATAAACACTTCGACTTCGTCATCCTCATAGCCGTCAAGGTGATCTCTCTCATACTCCTCGATGTACGATCTCGGAGTATCCTGCTCTGAGTACAACCACCTGTTGATTCCAGTCACGCTACCTTCACTCCCTTAGACATGGGCGGTGGAAGACCCGGAACTTCAACTAGTGCATTCATCGGTTCCCCACCAAACTCAGTCACGTCTATGCCTTGAATCCAGTCCTTCCAGTGCATCCCCTCTTCTGCCTTACAAAAGTGGCAATCGTCCGGGATGGTTGACCTGAGACGATGTGGCATACCCAGGAAGTTCACCCAGGTGCTCCTTGCGCCGCACAGCGGGCAACGTGGTTGACCGTTTTCAGACATGACAAACCCCTTCCATTGCTATTTTGGATATAAAGAAACCCCGCGCTCGCGGGGTCTTGAGATAACTGTCTACGTTAATTATACCTTGTCAAGTAGACGTCTATTAAAACACTAGCCTATCGGCGGGGGGGTTGCTGCGCAACAGAGAGAAACCGCCTCTGGGCCAGGCGGTTGTAATAATCTAGAGGTACTTCTACTCCTCCCACACTATGATAACATATCTGTTGTCAAGCAGGCAAGTCTTGTGCCTTCTTGCGTTCTTCAAGCACACATATGGGGCAAAGGTTGCTGTCGTCAAGCGGCTCGTAAAACAAGCCGCAACGCGGGCACCTGCGCTCTGTCACATACAAGCCGTCGCTCCTGCGCTCAAGCCACGAGGCGAGGCGGGCGAACGCGGGGTCGGCGCGGGCGAGGAGGCGGACTGCCCGGCGGCAGGGGATGTCGTTGGACACCGGCCCCCCCTTCTTCTTTCGCCTGACGGCATACGGCTCGACTGCCCTTGGCGAGCACATGGCAGCGTCGTTCAGCGCACCCACGATGCGCTTCAGCCTTATCCATCCCGTTTCAGTCTCAGTCACGCTTCCCCCCTGTTAGTTGTCCTTTTCTCCGCACGTTTTGCCTTCTCGCGTTCCTTCACGCGACGCCTGACTTCTTCCACCTGCGTGTCACGGCAGTCGTAGCAACGCTTTGACCTGCCGGGATATCCCGATATATCCGCGCCGCAGTCGATGCAGTACCGCTTCTTCCTGTGGCGATCCAAGTACTTCCGGCGCTGTTCCCGCCAGCGCCTTCGCTGCTCCTCCTCTTCCGTTAAGACCCGTTCGCCGAGAAGCGCATGTACCCCGATAATCCACCTCGCGTCCTCCGGCGAAATTCCCCGTGGAGCGGCGAAATAATGGCCGTTCACCGGCAAAAACTCAACTGGCGGGCTTGAGCTCACCTCTTACCTCCTCGATCATCGACACTGCCTCCCTCAATTCATCCACGCCGGGCCTTCCTTTGTATTCGGGACATTGTTCCGGTTCTGCCATTGATACTTCTTCCCAGCGTTCAATCATCGGACTCGTGCAAAGGAAAAAATGACCCACGGGCCAGCCGTACTCCTGAAAAAAATATAATTGGCAGACTTCACACAACCGCTTCATCTCTCACCTCCTCGATCATCCCCATAATCCGCGCAAATAACATCCATTCATCCTCGTGCGAAGAGCCGTCGCCAACCGTGAGTACGGCCTCCCTTGTCACGCTCGGCTCCAGCATATCCGTGACCACAATTGCAATCTCGTACCTGTTCACCCGGATACTCCCTCCTCTCAAAATGCTCACAAGCTGGGTCGGTCTCCCTAACAAATCTGTTAACTTTCGGGCATTTGCGAACCACGTCATACGCGCTGGGGCCGTGGACGCAGTTGACGCAAGTCATCGCTCCTCATCTTTGGCCGTTAGTAAACTAGCAACATCTTCTTTTAGTTTTTCCCATCGCACTGTTAATTTCTCCAATTTCTGCTCTAGTGTTTCAAGGGTCGTTTTGACATCAACGGTAGGTGCTGTTCCCCGTGGTGGACTACTGATCATGATTGAATATTCATCATTCCCGCTAATAATCATGTAATCGTCACTAATAGCTACCTCGCGCCAACAATCCGAACTGTGTCTTTCCCTAATAGTCAGATGTGAGGATTTGACATTGATCGAAGTTCCCTCATATAAAATTTTTGCATCTATTTGCGGCACTCTCACCACCCCTTAAATTAATTGCCGATGACGCAGTTGACGCAGGTCATTCTTCGCAAGCCTCAACATGAGCAAGGTTACAGATTCTTTCCAAGTCGGCCACGCGTTCAAGTAGCCCTGCCAAAAAAGCAGAAAGCTTCTTCTGATCACTCATAACTTCCTCACTGATGTATTTCTCAATTGTCACCATCTCGGCACTCCCCCTCATATTACCCGCCTGGATTTGCGACACATTAATGCTTACAACTGGTCGATATTCCGATGCGATTTTCCGGTAATAATCCCTCCGCTTCTTCCGGCTACTTCTCTTGGGGAGTTCCCGTGCGCGACGCTTGTGCGCTTCAATGAGAACCTCCAAACCGTGTAGTTCGTGATTTGGGTGAACCGTTCCACAAACTGGGCAAATCTCTGGTCTTTTCACTCTCACCACCCCTTGTCCTTTTCTGTATTCTGCAATCCGAATCCCCGCCAGAACTCCATCTCATCGCGGGCGTTCTCGGCCTCGGCCCACGCTGCGGCTACGCCCACGAGCGCCCTGTCTCTTTCGCGCTCTACTTCCCGGCGGGCGACATGAGAACGGAGCGCCCACGAAAAAGCGGCGGCGGCGAAGAGTATCAAGCCAAGCTCGATCATCTGTTACACCTCCAGTCATACCACGCCACGATCACAATGACGGCTACGAGCGCGGATACAGATAGGATTATGTTTACGTTGCTCATGTCTCCCTCCTCAAATATCTCCTAATCATCAATACCTGACGCTCGTGGGCGGGGGCGATGTAGGCGGCGGAGACGGCGGCACAGGCGGCGGAGACGGCGGCGGCGAAGGCGGCGGAGACGGCGGCACGGGCGATGTAGGCGACGGCATGGGCGGCGGCGGTGCGGGCGGCGAGGTAAGCAACATTTAATTCCTCATCCGTTATCTCACCCTTTAGCCACCTGCGCTTTGCCCGTATGGCCTCCCAGCTACGCTTATCGGGTTCGCGCCCCGCCTTTACCTCAGCCTCCAGCGCGACCTCCGCAAATCTGCAGGCCAGTTCGTGCAGGTCGAGCTCGGGGATAAGCTCGGGGCGCAGAACCGCCCAGAGCTTGTCGATAGCGGGTATGTCCATGTCGAGGATGTCCAATGCCGTGACTGTCTCGCGCCCGGCGAACAGCTCAGTGACATAATCCCGAGTGTACGGCGGGTCACACGGCCCAAAAGACACTATCTGGTCAACCGTTACGCTATTCATGTCTCCCTCTCCTCACTCTGTCATAAAGCACTATTGATCCCGCCGTGGCTACATTGAGACAAAATGCAGCACCGGGAATTTCAATTATCCTGTGACATTTCTCAATCGCATAACCACTTAGCCCTTCATCTTCCGCGCCTAGCAGGTAGCAGGCCCGCTCCGGGTGTATGAATTTCGGAAGACTGACAGACTCGGGAACAATCTCCACGCCGACAAGCTGACAACCAAAAGGCAAGTGTTTTACAAGGTCATCAATATCGGAAAAGTGGAAAAGTGGTACATGATTGACCGCCTTGTTGGTATCAGTAGGCTGCCGTCGGTATCTCTTCCCCACGGTGAAAATATAGTCGGCTCCAAAGGCGTATGCCGACCGCCAAAGGGTGCCGATATTCGTTTCATTTTTACTGTGGAATACACCGATGCCGAAGAAGCCTCTCATCTTTCCTCCTCAAATATCTCCTAATCATCGATACCTGACGCTCGTGGGCGGCGGAGACGGTGGCGGCATCAGCCGGAGCAGCAGACGGGGGCCATCATGTGGCCCCTCTCCTCAGCACCAATTTCGCCTCGCAGAGAGCGCAGAGCTCATCCTTGCCTACCAGACAAACAGCAGGCCGGCCACATGAGCAGGTCGCCTCCTCTGGCATCACATGCGGCTGCAGCGGTTCGCCCTGCCAGATGACCATGCCGCTGCCCTTGCATGTCTTGCATTCATACTCGCCCTCGCCTTCGCACCAGCCGCATTCATGCTCGGCTTCGCACTTACTGCAAATGCACTCGCCGGACCCTTGGCAGCACTCACATTCGATGACACCAGCACCGCCGCAGTCGGCGCAAGGAACCTTGAACAAGGTCATATGCTCCCCCTCACATTACTTATCGCCAAGTGATGTAAACCGTATCGGTACACTCATTTGGGTTTCCCTCTCGCGCACTTTCCTCCCTGTCGCACTCCTCCAAATCGCAAACATACCAATGCGTCAGCCCTTCTCCCGCGACGTGGCGGTGTGGACAGCCTTCACACTTTTCGTCGGGGTTTATATCACGCACCTTATCCCCTTAACGCTTTCATGTAATGTTGGACGCACCACCTTGTCGATAGCTCGTACCCCAAAAGCGGTGCAGCTCCACCTTGTCGGGGTTGACTATTACCTCGCTCCCATCCTCCATGTAGATGTGTAGCCAGTTGTCCATGCGAAACCCTGTAATGTTCCGAAGAACTGTGATGTGGCCGCTCTCAAAGTAGATTTTCCGCAAGCTCTCCCTAACCATGTGGCTATCTTCTGTGCTCATATTGACCTCCTTATAGACGACTGCCCTCTCCCCAATGCAAGAATGCGAACGCTCTTGAACGGACCAACAGAAAACCGTCCGTGACATCTCAGGCACTCGTAAAGATTGCCCCATACCAATTCACGGCCTGACGTACTGCCGCAGTAGGGACATTCAATTCCACGTGCTTTTTTCATATTGCCGTCCTTATCCCCTCGACAGTCTGTATCCACTCCGGCGGGTTCCCCACACAGTAGCCCTTCAAGTCATGAGCCGTCTGGTAAGGCGACCACACCGGATACTGAGTGATAAACGTCGCCGCGCCCTGTATCGCCGTCTCCCAGTCCGGCCACCAGCACCAACCGCCAGAGCCTTGTATCCCCACAGCCGCAACGCGCCCGTTGTGCTTCATGCCCCACGCGTTGTGATTTGTCCGGCAGAGGTAGCCGTCAGTGGCAAGCGAACTCTCAGCCGCCGTAAGCCCTACGAGGAGCCGCGCTGAAACGCCTGTTCGCTCCTGCGCCTCGACGAAGACGTGACCAAGGCCCGCCAGGGGTGAGCCGCGAGAGGAGAGAAGCGCGTCAATGCGATTGATAAGGTCTTGACGTTGCTCAAGTGCTATCGACTGCTCGATGATGTACTGCCACTTCGCCGCGTCGAGCATTTCTGGGGGTACCAGGGGAGCCGCGCTCTCTAACCGGACACCGTGACCCGTACGTTTATTCGCTTTCGGCTCCCCCGATGATGTTAGAATATGGGAAGCGCCTGCCGTTACAAACGTGGCTATCGCTATCAGTGGAATGAGGGTGACTAGCACGGGGTGGGCGCTTAATTTTCTTCGTTTTCGTTTTCGCATAGAGCCTCCAATGCCTTGATTAGTTTTCTCACTTGGCCATCTCGCAGCACAACATCTTTCCAGGGCGGGTCATCTCGCAATATTCCCCACGCGTCCCCAAAAGCTCGGTGAAGTTTTACTTTCCAGGCAATTCGTTTGGAATAACAATCAGAACAGCGTCCATCCCTAGTAGCGATACCAACCAATAACGGTTGTCTGCCGTCAGATTCTGCATAAAGAACAACTTCAATTTCTGCGCCACAGCCGCAATCACAGCTTGCGTTGAATGTAATGCTGCCCTCTTCCATCACTCCTCCTCGGTTTCGCGGGAGGCCTCCTGTCTGATGGGGAGAACCTCAAATGCTTTATCGGCGGCGCAATCGGCATGAGCGGGGCCGTAATAACCAAAGGTATTTAGGAGGATAACGTTATGATATGGAGCTATCGGATTTCCACAGATAACACACTCCATCACTCCTCCTCGGGTTTGCGGGGTTGCCACAAAGAACAAGGCCAGCAATATTGCGGCTCTCTCAGCCAACAGTGGTACTCCTCGCCCTGTCTTTTACCGGGGTATCCCCATTTGCACGTCTCACACTTCCACTCTCCCGCTATCATTGCGCGGAGGATGGGGAAAAGGTCGGGAGTTATCTCGCAAGGAAATCTGCAAGAATGATGAATCAGAAAGCCATTTGCCATTTCACTTTGGAGAAACGGACACCCGCCATTTTGCTGGCATTTTATTTCGCTGTTCCCCATGATTTTTTTGTCCTTCCCGTTCTCAATCTCCAATCACGCATATATGTTGCTCGACCCACTGCATTTCTATTTCTTTCTCTCTGGCATTCGCGGCAAAAACGGCGACCTTTATAAAACCGAGTGTTCTCCAGTGTATATTCATGCCCTTTTGGACAATGTGTTTTATCTTGTTGACCATTGTCCATTGAGCTATGCGTTGAAGCAGTAAGAAGAATTAGATGCTCAGTATTTACACAAGACTTATTGCCGCAAGTGTGATGTAAAACGTGGCCTTTCGGCACCTTGCCAAATTTTTGCTCCCATACAAGTCTGTGCGCCAAGACCTTCCGGCCCTGAACTGTTGCACGACCATAACCCTTCTTCGTTGTGTGTCCCTGCCAAAAGACACATTCGTCGCCGTTCTCTTCACACTTCATCCTGCCTCCTCTTTCCGGTGCCTTTGCAGGTGGGGCATTCCCTGTCATCCAAGTAGCCAATTTTATGAGTGGGTATTTTGGTCTTCTCTGTTTGCACCCACTTAAAAATCTCTCCCGTTCCCCTACAGTTAGGGCAGACTTGACGTTTACTGGCGTTATCAATAGTTTTTTCCAAGACTTCTCGCACTTTCGTCAACCGCTCCTCACTAGCATCCGGTAGAGCGCGGAGGATGGGAGCGTAGGGGCAGGTGTCGGGTCTAGGATCATTTCTCACTTCATCGAATACGCCCATTAGGCACCAGTAGAGTTCGTTAACACCAACACTCAAAGCTGGGCAATATCCCCCGAATGGCTCCAATTCCCAACCTTCATCACATACGCTCATTTTAACTCCCAGCCTTTTTCAGTGCGCTTGCAAGTCTCCTCCGCTTCTTTCGCAGTGATCCACACACCGTCAGTGCGGCGGACTTTTGGATTGCCGTATTCGTCCAGGGGTATATCAGGTTTGCGGGGTTCGTCTTCGGGGAGAGCGCGTTTACACCAATTTCGCAAGGTAGAGTGGAGGTTGGTATATTTTTTGGCTGGCTTCTCCTGGTAAACGCGCAGGTCTTCAATCGTCTTTTCGATAACCTCTTGTGGGTAGCTGAGAAGAAGCCGGGCGAAGAAGTCTGTATCCTGCTCTTCCGTGAAGTTCCAGCCTCGAATTTCTTTTGCTAGGTGAATGAGTTTTTGAATGTGTGCGGGGGCCTCTTCCCTTATCTTCTCTTCCCTTAACTTCTCTTTACTTAACTTCTCTTTACTTAACTTAGGGGCCTGATTGGTGTTCGGGGTCACCACACTTGGTGTTCGGGTACACCGGTCTTGGTGTTTTCCTTCGGGAATTATTGATGGTTTTGCAGATCGCCCATGCCAGGAGCCTTCCTGGTATCTCATCCACTGCCGGATCGCGTAATACTGTCCACCATCTATGGTGTACCAATCGATCAATCCGGCCTCGGAGAGATCGAACATCATGTTTTCTATCTTTTTCAAACTCCACTTGCGGTTTGGGTAACACATCGTTAGTGTTTCCGGGTCACCCTCTCCTCGGCCCTCATCATCTGCCTCCAGTATCAAGCCGTAAAAAAGTAAGTGTGCGCTATCGGTCACCTTTGATAGTTTTTTACTGCGAAAGCTGGCTCTTGCTATCATGCGCCTCTCTCTAGCCACTATCCCTCCCCGAAAAGTACAGCCTGCCCGTCTTCCGCCAGCGCGTCCTCGATTAACCTCGCGTCCCTCATGTGCTTTGCCCCCATGTCCTTTAGCCACGCGATGCAGTGATCCGCGTCTTCGAGCGACGTTGGATACCAGTACCCGATACCGGGAGCGGAGCATATCGGGTGCCCGTTTTGCCTCTCCTGCTCCACCTGCGCTTGCACTTCGCGGATATTCCCAAACTCCATCCTTTTGGCTAGAGCATGGCCGCCGATAGCGTTGTCCTTGCCCCTGTGATAGCGTTCGAGGTACCAGCCGATCACTTACCCTCCTAATAAACTACGAGCGTTTCACCATCGAACGAGCATGGGTAGTGCCCTGCGCGGTAAACTTCCATAAGTTTTGAAAAGTAGCCATCTTTTATGCCTCTCGTTATTTCAATCGCAGTCCTAGCCGCAGACCAAGTCGCATCCCAAGCCGCATCCTTGGCCGTATCCCTAGCCGCATCCCAAGCAGCAAACCTAGCCGCAAACCAAGCCGCAGTCTCAGTCGCATCCCAAACCTCAATACTAGTCGCATCCCAAACCGCATCCTTGGCCGTATTCCAAACCTCAATACTAGTCGCAGCCCAACTGTCAACCTGCTCTAATTTTTTAGCCCAACTTGGCTTCTCATACGGTTTTCCAACGTTTTCAAACCAGGGAACGCCAGCGAGGGAATCAATAAATGCTTGCACTTGTTTTCCCCGCGTTCCGTAACCCTTCCAGGCTGGGACTTCTTCTAACACCTTAAGCTTTGATACCCGTACCTTGTGTTTGTCTTCGCCCAGAACATCATGCCGTGAATAATCGCAACGAAACACGGCTCCCGGCACTGAGTAATGCCCCGCGCCTTTAATGGTTTTTCCAAGGTGGTAACCTTCACCACATGCATCTTTGGATTCCGTGTCGGGGTCGGGGTGTGTGAGTTCCTTGCCGATAGCCTCGCGGTAGTTGACCGACCCAGAATAATGGTCGGTTCCGTCTTCTCTCGTGAATTTCCAGCCCTTCATCTTACCCTCCCTAGGTACTCTCATCCCCGAATAGGGGCCAACTCCCGGCAACCCCATGCCTCCGAAGCCGGGATAAGCTCAACCGGTTAACTCCGGCAACACGCGAACGGAAAGCTCGTGTATCGTTAGAACCAAGCTCTGACCCCTGCTCGTGTATTGTGTCACTCAAGCCTTGGCCCCCCTCGGGGAAAGGGGCGACGGCAGTAGAGCAGGATAAGGAGGTGAGATAATTACCGCCGCCCCGAAGATTAAACAAGCTCACTTATATCTTTCTCCCCGATAACCTTGCACTTTCTCACGCGGAATTTTCCATCGGTGGCTGTGGGTACGCAGGCTATGTCGTCAGCGGTGAACTCACATATCAGGACTTTGTATCCGGGTTGATATACTTTGAGGCACCAATCGAGAGTGGATAGGTTAATGCCCGCCGCGCATTGTTGGTTTGGGTCAGTGTTTGCATTCTCAATTTCTAACGTCTTACCTACTTCGTATTTGAGGCCGCCCATATATATTCCCTCGTTTTTCTTGTTGACGATTTTATATGCGCGGATAAATCCGGGTTGATCCATCAGCATGAGTAACGGAGTACATCTTTCAGGTGTTATTCCTCTCGCGCCGGTCATGTTTGCACCGGCCAAGTACGCACAAGTCAAGTCTGCGTGGGTCAGGTTAGCACGGGTCAGGTTCGCACCGGACAAGTACGCACCGGTCAAGTCTGCGTGGGTCAAGTCTGCATGGGTCAGGTTAGCACAGGTTAAGTCTACATGGGTCAGATTAGCACGGGCAAAGTCTGCACCGGCCAAGTCTGCACAGGTCAAGTCTGCGTGGGTCAAGTCTGCATGGGTCAGGTTAGCACAGGTCAAGTCTGCGTGGGTCAAGTCTGCATGGGTCAGGTTAGCACAGGTTAAGTCTACATGGGTCAGATTAGCACGGGTCAGGTTAGCACAGGTCAAGTCTGCATGGGTCAGATTAGCACGGGTCAGATTAGCACGGGTCAAGTCTGCATGTTTTCCACCTTCACCGCGCAACCACATTCCATGCTCTTCAATGATTTTTTTAAGCTCTACCTTAGTGTAAGTTTTCACTTTGCCCCCCGAAGAATCACTTGACCTCCAGATCGTCTTTCATCCAGCACTTGATACATATCGGGTGAGATATCCCCGCCTTGATATCATCTTCACTTAACCACGCAACACCCGCGCTCTGCTTTTTGGGTTTCCACTGCCCGCAAAAACGGCAGTAGAAAATGCCACGATCTCTGAGGTAATAATCCTCATAGTCGCCACGGCTAACGACGTCCACCGAGTCTTCACCCTCGCGGTAGATGTAGCTCATAGCGCAGTTGCCGGAAATCCTAGTCATTCAGACCTGCCATGACTTGCTCTTCGACCCACTTCTCATAAGCGTCTTTAACTTTACGGTGAACAACCTGCGCCCAACTGATTTTCAGGTCATGCACATTTGTGGTGAATCTCATTACCGGCTCACCCTTTTCATCAACCAAGGGTTTGCCTGTCTCCTGATCCTTTTTGGGGAAAGCTGAATAATCAGCAAGCATTCCTGCCGCTACCGCTTCCTCACCCCCCGACATCTCGATCAGCCAGTCCCATATCTCCGAGCGCAGGTCTTCGACGCTCTGCTTGCCTTCTTGCTTTGTAGGTTTCTTTGCGGTGGGCTTCTTCTCTGATTCAACTGCGTTCCCGTCATCATCTTCTTCACCCGCTATGCCGCAAATAGCCTCTATGCCGTATCGTCTGAAATAGGTTTGCATGGAACCTGCCGCCTGTGCGCCATCCTTCTCTGCTCTTGCAGCGGGCGACTTGCTTGTTATTGAACCGCCGCTATTATGTATAAGGTCAGTCTGAATTCGGAATACTGGTCGCAGGGCCAGCTTAATCAATTCCACCTTTAAGTTTTCTTCTATTTGTGATTGTCCGATGATGTTCAGGACGTTGATTTCTACGTCTGAAATAGGTATCACTTCTGTTGTTTGGGTTATAGCAAAATTGTTTTTTACAAAAAGCGGTCGCAGGTATTCCAGTTCTTTATCTAGCGGGGCATACTTGCTACCATAAAATGGATTATCTTTTGTACGTTGTGGGTTGGTGAGTTCTTCCTGTAGTGCTATAAAATCCTCCCACATTGTTTTTTTGGTTGTCTCAGCCATTACTCCCCCTTGTCGTATATCTTTTCGTTGTTATCGCAAATGGCGACATATTCAAATTCGATATCATCAAAATCGATGTGGAGATCAAAGTGGGGTTCCTCGCCACCAAGGTTCAAAACAATAACCCTGAGTATCTCCATCTCTTCTGGGTGCCCGTCTCCATTTCTCTCTATCGCGAAAATACGGTATGACTTTTTCCCGGCAGTTTCATTTATCTTTGTTCTTAGTTCCATTCTTCCCCCTTCGATAAGGCCCGTTTGTGCTAACCCAAACATCTCGCCTAGTCGAAAGCGACTTCGTTACTGGTTGCGATTTCTGCTTTGGCTTGCCGTTCCACGACGGATCTCGTCTGCTCTTCGGCAAGGCTCACCACCTCCCACAAAAGATGCTCTGCATTGCGATTTGATAGCCTCCCCGCAAGTTGCGAAAGTGCTATTGCCGTCCACTCCCATTCCGTACATTCTAGCTTGCAAATCACCTCTTCGCACTTGCGAAGCGCGTCCCTAGCTTCAGCGAAAACAAGCTCCATGACTCACCTCAAAACAGCGTTAGTTGCTCTGGCCCGCTTTTGAGTATCATTTGCAGCTGGCGGCAAATCGCATCCTGCGCCATCAGTGTGTCCCATATCAGGGCGGTCGCTTTTGCGAGGTCTTGAGTGCGGCACTGCAAATCCATGACCGTCTCTGATATGAGTTTTGCTTTCTTGATTTCTTTGCTTACCATTTCTTTTTCTAGCCGCAACTACCATAGCGGCAAGCTCTTCAATAGCTGTCACCAGCCGAGCGCCTCCCTTAGTTTTCTGTTGGGGTATAGCTTCTTGGGTGTTGCATTCAGTGCCTTGCAAAGCAGGTAAAGCTCCTCCACATCCGGGACGCCCCGGTCGTTTTCCAGGTCATTGATTCTCTGAAACCTGATGCCTGTTGCGGCCTCTAGGGTTCTACATGAGTAGCCGCCCTTGTCCATGTAGAGCCTTATCTGATTCTTTTTGGTTTTCTCTTCGCTTGTCTTTCTCCGGTTTTTGCGGCTCATTTTTGTAGTTACACCTCCGGAAAATCGTCCCGACAACTTTGTCATGGATAAATTAAAGCATACAGAATACCGTATTGTCAATACGATATAGTGTATTTCTATATTTTTTAACAATTGAACTCTGATTCGAATTAGAATTTAGACATGGAGTTGAATGACATCTTAAGAAAAGAAATGAAAAGCCGTGGGTTTGAAACCAATAAGGCTTTCGCTGAATTTTTGGGTATACGAGACTCTTCACTTGGCAGATATCTCAAGGGAGCAGAGGAACCAGGATACTATAAATTAAGAAAGATGGCCGATGCTCTGGGCTATGAATTACTTGTTCCTGAAAATAAAAACCAGCGAAAATCCAGAATAGACAATTCCGTTAACCTCAAATCGACTGACAGGGAACTTCGGGAAATGCTTGAGAGGCGTCCCGGTCTGTCACCTTCTGACGTTGACATACTCATGAGGCTTATACAAAAATTATCGGCAACAGCTAAATAGGGGACAAGGGAAGAGGTCGAGGAGGGAGAGAATGTATCGTAATACCATTTCCGCGTTTGTAGTGTTTGTCATGCTTGTGCTGCTTTTGTCCGGGTGTGGTACAGCGGTCGAGCCGGGCGTTTATGTGAAGCAGTCAGACCAACAGGAATACCTTGACTTGAGTGAGTCGGGCAAGTATACCCACCACCATGACATTGCTGGATATGATTTCGGTTTCAGCAGAACCTATTTCGATTTTAGCGGAACCTACACGGTGATGGGAAAACACGTTGTACTTGAAGACGAAAACTCAGATCATAAAGAGAAATGGAAGATCGACGGAGACAACCTGCGAAATCCGGACGGCGAACTTTACCTCCAGATGTAGTTACCCCTTGACTTATCCATGCATCAGCATATGATACAATGGGGGTAACTAATTTAGGAGGTTTGTCATGAACTCGAAGGCCGTTGGATATGTCCGGGTCAGCACTCAAGAGCAGGCCCGTTCCGGCATCAGCATCCCCGACCAAGAGCAGAGAATCCGCGATTATTGCACCGCCCGCAAACTTGAACTCGTTGAAATCTACCGCGATTCCGGGGTGAGCGCAGGCGTGAAGTTGTCCAACCGCCCGACAGGTCATAACCTCCTCGCTTGTCTCCAAAACGGCGTTTGCAATGTCGTGGCGGTGAAGCTCGACCGCCTGTTCCGAAATACCGTCGAGTGCCTTGAAACGGTTGTCGAATGGGATAACCAGGACAAGGCATTACATCTTATCGACTTTGGCGGTGCGGCACTTGACACTAAATCGGCGATGAATAAAACATTTCTGACGATGACCGCCGCCTTCGCGGAGCTGGAGCGCGAGCTTACCCGGGAACGCATTCTCTCAGCGCATCGCTATATTGCGCTGGAAGGCAAATGGAAGGGCGGGCGACTGCCGCTCGGATACCGATACCACGACCGCGAGTCAAAAGACTACACGCCTGAAATCGACCCGGACACCGCGCCGCTCGTGCGATTCATGTTCGAGTCCAAAGCCAATGGCTGGAGTAATGCCGCGATACTCAGGGGGCTTGCAGAAAAAGGGTACAAAACATACGTTGCTCAGATAAATAATATACTTGCCAACAGGTACTATATAAGTGAGCGCGAGGTCGACGGCAAGGTTTATCCGGTTGACATCCCCCCTCTGATAGATCGTGAATTGTGGCACAGGGTTCAGGCTGCAAAGACTTTCAACGGTTATACACCCGGTCGCAGGCGATACATTTTGAGCGGCATATTGCGTTGCGGGCGTTGCGGCGAATTGATGATACGCTGGAACCGCGCCTCGAAGGGCTATGCCGAGTACGCCTGTAAGGGCCGCAAGCATTGGGGAACCTGCAAGGGCGTGGGGATTCGCGAACGAATAGCCGAGAAAGCGGTACTTGAGCCATTCTTTGCTCACGTCGATGAGCAAAACTACTCAAGGGCGATAGCTCAAGCGAACGCCCGCGAGCGGGAAGACACCTCCAGAGTCAGCTGCATACGCTCGGAAATAGCCGCCTTAAAAGATAAGCAGGCCCGGCTGCTGCACCTCCACCTGGAGGGCAAGTTATCGGAAGGTCAGTGGGATCAGGAAAGCAAACCGCTCAATCAGCAACTACAGATACGGCAGGCGGAGCTTAACCGCGCCGAGGCCGAGCTCGCCCTGCCCGCTGTATGGGAGGGCGACATACGGGATGACTGGAAAACGCTTAACCTAGACGAACGCCGCCACGCGCTCAGGCTCTTTATCAACCACGCTGTTGTACACCCCGGTAGAGGCCCGGAGAGGGTAGAGATTAGCTGGCGCGAGTAGATATTACCCAACAATATTGTCGCATACTGTTAATTACTGACTGCTATTGCTATTTGTTGTTGTCTGTATTACCAATACCTGGCAAGAAAAGGTGCTTGTTAGACTATGCATGTGCACCTTTTAAGTGCTTAGAATGGCTCTAATGGCTCCAAATTTTTTTATTTTTTTCTGTAAAAACCCTTGACATGCGCACCCGCCGGGTGCATAATATAACTAGAGTCGGGGTCGAGAGAAAGGAGAGGGAAGATGAAAGCAATCATCAACGGACTCAGGTATGACACGGAGACGGCGACACTGGTCGGCGAAGCACGGGCTGGCTGCCCCGCAAGCGACTTTGGCTACTGGGAGGCTGGACTCTACCGGACACCGCGATCGGGCAGGTACTTCGTCGCGGGTCACGGCGGCCCCATGACACAATTCGGCAGGCCCGCTCCGGGCGGCGGTCGTGGCGGGGGTGAGCGCGTCACTCCCATGACCAAGGATGAGGCGTTTGCGTGGGCGCAGGAGTACCTTAATGATGATGAGATCGAGGCCGCCTTCGCGGATGCGATAAAGGACGCGTAGGATTTCATTGTCAATGTGCAAATAACCCCGCTTAGGCGGGGTTATTTTTTATTTCATTCAAAATCCGAGTGCATAATCTCTAAAAGGTCTTCAAGTCTGAGAATCGCAATCGGCTTTGAATCTCCACGTTCGCGGGCAAACACAACGGGTGTTTTAATACTGCTATTGTGTTTGTATGATTCGGCTTGCTCAAGCCAACGTAAGGCGGCAATCCTTGAGCGATACTTGCATTCGACAATGAGATTATCAGTCTCGATATCGGGCGCACTTTCTGAGTAATCTGCCCTTAGATTACGCCGCACCCCCAAGCGCTTTGCAATCTCACGTTCGAACCTTGCTCCGATATCACGTTCTTTTTTACTCAAGGGGTGCCTCACTTTATCCAGTTTAATGACGATATGTTGCCATTATTGTCTAATAGTTGTGACATTATGGTCAGCTTCCTAGACACTAACGGGGAATAATAAGACCCGCTCTGACGGGTTATCGGGTCACATGGACACAAATATACAATTTTTAACTCATGTGGCTAAGTAGGGTTGGGGTCAACGCATGTCTAGTATCATACCAATGATTTCTTGTGATTATTTGATGTATTTCGGGGGCCGTAATGCTATATTTTAATTTTGCCCCGAATGAAAGATTTACTTATTTTTAGGCCACTGCTTTTGTAATGTTTTTTATAAAATTGGCCTTATCAACGGGGAACCGATACTGCTCCGCAAGCCATTTCCCATCCTTTGTGTAAGTTCCAAACCATTCGGTACAATTGGATCGAGCCAACCGCTTGCACAATTCGCGATTTTCTGAGTAGATGCACCTCCATCCACCTTCCACGGGCCATATCTCAAACACTTTTACCGCCTCCCCATGCGAAGAGGGTAAAGGCCACAGTCGGTATCGTTGCAATCTTTAACATATTCCCGTGCATCTACCCCCCCTCCCATACAATAAACACATTCGGCGTAAACGGTTTTCATGGTCAAATTTTCGGTAGCCTCCCCGACTTCAAGTCCTCGTTTTCTCGCCGTCACGGGCGGTATTCCAAACCGATGCGGCCACAGAATGCAATCTGCAATCGGACATTCCTTGATGCGTTCTGTTTCGCCGCCCATGCAATCGAGGCACTTCTTTTTGACGGCCTCCCGCGTTGTCTTCGGTGTTGGTATGCTTGTCCTGTCGTACTCAGTCATTTTAGATCCCTCCCTTAAGTCCAGTAATCCTTCGCCCGTATCACCCTATCCGCAACGTGGAATTCCACAGACGAACATCCGAGCGCGGAGGGCGGGTAATATTTCTTCTCACCATACCCGCAAGAGCCGTCGCCGCGCACAAAGTAAGTGCGCATGAACGTCCCCGCGAGAACATAGTGCCTTTGCCGCGCCCTTACGTCTGTAGCATCATCATTAAGTGAGATGTACACGTCGTTGTTATCAGCGGCGCGGCGGTGAACGTGGGCCATTGCCGCAACGTCACAGCCGAACGGCGCGGATATGCGCTTGAGGTAATTCATTTGACCGGCCAATGTGGTGGCCCCCGTCGCGCCGTGAATCGCGAAAAGAATGGGTGTCCATTCCTTGCCGCCACGCGTGACAAGTCGCAAGCGTATGAGCGCGGTATGTCCTAGAAAGGGATTGTTTAACGTGGTGGCAATTCGCAAGGCAGGATTAGAACCGTTGGCAAGGTACTTGTCCTCATGGTTCCCCATGATAAAGCCAATGCCCTTGCGGCGGATAGGCTTGAAATAATTTACGTTGCGGTCGACCTGAAGGTCGATATAATTCGAGACGTGGTAATCAGGGTCAAGTGCGCCGATATCCCAGCGGGGATCCTTGCTTGTGATATACTCCCCGGTGTCCCCCAGGTGTATCCAGCGGGCAAGGGGGTCATCTGCCACAGCGTCGATCTCGCGCTGTAATCGGTCGTAAGATATTCCCGCGTGGCCAAAATGTGTGCAAGCGAATGTCACGAGCTTCACAACGCCGCCACGCGGGATATTTTTTATCACCGCTTCCGATACTTCCATTGCTACCTCCCCCGAGTCAGTGCGGCTTTTCGGCGTACTGGCCGAAAAAGAACCCGGCTATCGCGCCGAGTATTCCGAAGGCCGCCGCTTCGGAACACTTGCCGAAAAACAATAGCCACGCAAGGGCTATTATCAAGAGACAGGCAACCAATACGCGGGGCCATATCCCGTTCATCTTTTATCACCTCCCGTATATTGAGATTCCAGAAACAATGTTAGGACTCTTGCTTTTGATTACCGTGGTGAAACCGCCGGTGACCCCCCGGTCTTTTGTCACTTGGTGGAACGGCAGGGCTTGCCGCTCCCATCCCTGCAGTTTTTGCTTGATGATTCCCGTGGAGGGCGCGGTGTAGATTTCAACCTCGGCGGGTTCGTTGTCTTCGTTGTAGAGCAGGAGCCAGCACTGTATCTCTGACAACCCCGGCATTTCGTTGAATCCCTCCACAAAATTCCAGACAAACTTGTCTCCCTGCTTTGGCATGGATTGCGGCGGTATGAACATCATCCCCATTTCCTCTTCCTCCTCCTCGACTTCCGGTTGTGTGTATGCAGGGCGGACAAACCACATACGGCAATGTGGCCCTGCGGTGCGTTCACGCCTACCCACCCGGTTATTGACGTTACCTTCAATGGTTCGAAACGTTGTTGGCCCGAGCCGCTCCTCGATTATCCCGATGTGGTCGGTGATCCCCCCGTCGCCGTAGTCATAGATGACCAGGTCACCCGGTAACGCTTGTGCGATAGAAACTTCCTCTCTGTATTTTCGCCCCTCCTCAAGAAAAGTGCCGGAATATGCAGATTTCAATCCGCGTATGAGCGCCGGGTCCGTGTGGTGAAATACCCAGTCCACGAATATCGCGCACCACTGCCAGCCTTGCGAGTGTGCGCCGAACCACGCATGGTAGGGAGTCCCGCGATTGTTTCCCCCCTGCTCACACACGCCTATCTGTGAGCGGGCGAGGTTTAGAATGTCATCGGCGGTTGCCATTTCTCCTCCAAGTGACACTGCGGGCGTGAGCAGGAATACAAGCAAGTAGACGGAAAGGAACAGCGCAAGGGGTCGCATTGTACTAGCTCAGCCGCCGCCAGCCGTCTATAATCGGGGTCAACGATTTGTCGATAAATAAAAAAACCGCCTCTTGGAGGCGGCGCTTAAAGCGTCTCCAGCGTCTCATCAGACCACCCGGCTTAATACTGCGACAACTAGGCCCACGACTATCGAGGAGAGCAGGGTTATAAGGACGGCCACGGCATACGAGACCTTGCCGCTGCGGGCCTCGTCTACCTTCTCGTCCATGTCTTTGCGGCACTCCTCGCGCTTATCCACCTCGCGGCCCAAGAGGGACAGGAACTGGTCGTTCTGCTCGCGAAGGACTTTGTGGACTTCACCGATCTCGCGGCGCGTCTCCTGTACCTGCTTCTCTATCCGCAGCAGGGAGCCATTCAATTCTGCTCTCGTGACGTAGTTGCTCTCAGCCATTACCGTCTCCTGATGTCAACTGCCCACTTGAGATTAGCGAAGAGTACCGTAGTGTTCGCCGCTCTTAATCTACCCTGAATGTTAATGCTTTCTCCGGCATTGACATTCATTTCGTATAAACACATCGCGCCTTCCGCCTGTGGTCCTGTCGAGTGTGCGGTTCCGTAGAAAGAATCCAGAGCCGCACTGGTATCAGTAGAAAGGGCTATAAATAGCTGTCCGTATCTGTAATTCGCCTCTTGGGGGTGTATCGAGGCTTTAAAAAATACTCTTATCCGCGAATCTACCTCTGGTTCGATGGTGCTGGAATAAACAAGCGTGCCGGGATATGTGCTGCCAACACCATCAATATTCCCTGCATCGTCTTGATAATCAAAACCCCGCCAGTAGTTTAGAAGAGGCTTATCAAAATCCTGCCTTGCGGGTTTCAATGGCATTAATAATTGCTCCTGTTTTCGATTTGCGCGAGCAGCACCGCCACCGTGTCGGGAGGCTCGCCCGGCGAGAATGTCACCTTACCGTCCTTGTACGACACTTCCGCAATCTCCCACGTGGTGGTTTCATTTGTCACGCCGTCCCCCGCTATCGTCTCTTCGGTGGAAAGCAGGCGTTCGACGTAGATTACTCCGTCAGCCTTCGCTTCTTCGGGGTCAATGCGCCCGCCGTATCTGTCATGTACTTTGTCGGTGGTGAGGCTGGAAGAGGGACGCAAGTCCTTGTGCTGCGCGATAAAGGTATCGGCTATCTCCTGCGCTTCCGTTTCCCCGCACTTGCCGGATACCGACCCCCAGTAACACCGCTTGCCGTGGCGCTCCTGCGAGTCGGTGTCCTCTGAGGTGACATAGCCGTAAACACTGCCGTCACCCGTGTACGCCCACTGACACCAATTATAGATTTCCGTGCGGTTGCGGTTTAGCTCCGATTGCTCACAGTCTTCGAGGTGGACGTAGTATTTAGGAGTTTCGTCGCGGGGCTTGAAGTCGAGTGCCCATCCCCAACAGGCAGGCCTCCAGCCGTTATACTCGTTGCCCGCGTTTATGGCGTCTTCATAGCTTTTGCCGGGAAAAAATTCAATGCCTGTCGTAATCTCAAAGTCCTTATCGCTAATGTCCCCCTGCTCTATCGGCAGGTCATCGTCTGAGGTAATGTGGTCAACGATATAGGTTGATAGCTTTTCCCCGGCCTCCAGGTTGAGGTCGTAATCCGCGTCAGTCCCCTGTATCTTTAGCTTCGCCGAAGGCCCAACACACTCCACGCGGTGCGGTTCGTCGGTTCCTATCTGGCGGTTGACCCCTTCAATGTCGCCCTCCCAAACCGTGCTGCCCTTATGCAGGACAACAACGCGGTTGGAGTCTTCGAGGTCAACCCAGTACATCGAGGGGTCGCGTCTGACAGTGAAGGTGCACGTCGCGTATCCCCAACGGTTCGACCCGTACTCAAGGTCGGAGTAAGCGTAAGTTTCGTCAGGCGAATCCGGGGTTAGCGTCGATAATCTTTCGGTTCCAGCCCTATCCCACAGTTCTATAATCATGTTACCGAGGTCGCGGTCAGGAGGTAGGTCGGATTATATATTAGACATATGTCGCAAATAGGAGACAGTTCATCGTCGAGTTCGTTTTCTTTTACAGCCAAGAGCGTCAGGTTCATGCCGTCCGGGTCAGCCTCGAAAGCGGGCGGGCCTTTCCAGTTCTGGTGGTCGTAAGCCGCAGCCGTGTTCAGCGTACCGTCAAGGGATACCAGCACCGCACGACCGGAGCGCGAGTCGAGAATCATCGAGTCGGCATCTGTCCAGTTGGTTATTTCGGTTATTGCCCTGTCGTAGTAGAGCAGGGCGATATGGTCGTACCAAATATCTTTATCGTTCAGCGGGTCGGTGGCGACGCGCACAACCTGGTTAAGATATGAGAGGTCAGCGTTAGTGGATACAGCGTGGGAGGGTATCGAAATTTTGACGCGGGCTAGTTTGAAAACCTCCTGAAAGTCTGTGTTGGCGTCACCGATATCAGCGGTTTTGAGTTCAATGTGCGGGGTTATCTCGGCATCGGCGGCTGTACGAATAAACGTATGTGAGGTCAGTTCCCCGTATTCGGAGGTAGCGCCAAAGGAAAAACCGCCGGAGACGAAAGCGCGGCCCTCGTGTGCGTCAATCGGAAAAGCCGCCTCGATATATTTCGAGTCGAGCTCGGCGAAGAGCATATCATCAAAATGATGATACCCGTACAGGCTGGGAGTCGTCCCCTTGCAGGTGAGCCTTATCGCGGCCTGAGTCGTGCCAACCGGGAAGTCATCGGGATAGACATAGCCGATAATCTTTGTCCAAAGGTTGGGGGGGTATCCAGCCCAGAGCGCCTTTTGCCCGAGCTTATTGTCTCCAACGTCGTAAAACTCGATTATCAGCGACGAAGTCAACTTCCACGCATGGGGGCCAGAGCGCTCAGTCCAAAGTTGTGCGACGTAAGTTTCTCCGGGGTCAACCGCTATTTTGTCGCTCAATAATTTTTCGTTGCACGTACCCCCGGAAGAGCGCCCCATGCGAACGCTTGCCAAACCCGCGTGGTGATAATCCGTGGTGGCTGTAAGCACAGCGCCCGATATGCCGGAGCGCGTGGCCGTCCAGTTGCCCCACGCCACGGGATCACCGGCGTAAGTCTCAAAGTCAGGGTTAAGCAGGAGGTTGGCAAGCGCACTTACGGTGTGATAATCCTGCGAGCGCCGCGTCCAGAGAATTACCTTTGTATCGCCGCCCGGCTCTTGCACGGGGTCGAAATCGGCGCTGTATAAGTCACGTTGCGCCAGCACAAGGTCGGTAAAGCGGTCATATACAACGTCGAAATACCAGTCAGCCCGCGTGGGCAGTATCCCGAAGATATCCGTCGGGGGAATGATAAAGCCCATCGCGCCCGAAACCTTGTAGCCCGCAATGTACTCAGTGCATCCGAACCACAGCCGGTCAACGCAAAGGGTGGAAGCTACGGTGGAGTTATTGCGGATGGTGCGCTTGATCTGCGTTGTGCCCGCCGGGAACGCCGGCGCGTCACCGCCCACGGGGTTTATCACGCCGTCCCCGCCCACCTCGCAGATGTCATACCACTTTGCAGCGTCAGGATCATAATCCTCGACGATGTTCAGTGTATCAAGTAGCACCGCCGCGTCATCATAGCAGGCAATATCTACCTCCACGTTGGCGTTTCCCGAATATTCGTAGGCGAAGACCATGCATTGGTAATGGAGTCTGGAATTGACATCGATATAGCCAGCATCGGTTATCGCTGCAACGTCAGTCCCGCCGTCAGTCGTTTCAAGCTCAATAGAGGCGTCACCATCGAGTGCTACATAACTGCCGATAGCAACAGTTCCAGCATTAGTTTCTGTAAAATCCCAGCCTGTCGCTCCCCCCGCACATACTGTCAATATGCCGGTGTAGAGCCTTCCGCCGTATATTCCAGCTATAATGTTGGAGCCGTCATCATCCAGGTTGCAACAGTTCCAAAGTTTGTTCACCGGGCCAGCAGGTCGAAGTTCCATCCATGTAGCACCGTTATCTTCGGATAAGTATAACCTGCCACCATATACTCCCGCTATAAGATTAGAGCCGTCGGAGTCGGAGGAGCAACATGACCAATCTTTGTTGACATTCCCCGCCGGTTGCCGCTCATCCCACGTCGCGCCTGAATCGTCGGAGGTGTAGAGCCTTCCCCCATATATTCCAGCTATCAGATTACTGCCGTCCGAATCAGAAGAACAACACCGCCAGTTTAAGTCATTGTCCCCGCCAGGTTGCCGCTCATCCCACGTTGCCCCTGAATCGTCAGAGGTGTAGAGCCTCCCATTTTCAACACCGACAATGAGGTTGGAGCCGTCACTATCCGAGGCGCAGCACACCCAATTTTTATCATTATCTCCAGCGGGTTGCCGCTCATCCCACGTTGCCCCTGAATCGTCGGAAGTCCAGACTCGACCGCCATAGTCAACGGCGATAAGATTAGAGCCGTCAGCGTCGCTAGCACAACACCGCCAGTTAGCATCGATGTCTCCTGCCGGTTGTCTCTCAGTCCATGTTTCACCGCTATCATCCGAGGTGTAAAGCCTGCCGCAGTACACTCCTGCGATAAGGTTAGAGCCGTCGGAGTCGGAGGCGCAGCACCGCCAGTTAAGTATCGGAGGGGGACTGCTGGTGACGGTGACGGTTATGTCATCCCAGTAGACAGACCCATTAGACCAACTATCGCAAGCACCGCGCACCCTCACCCCAATCTCAACGGTTCCACTAGGATAATCGCCAGGTTCAATACTGATAGTCTTTTGTGTCCATGAGAGGGGGGCGGTAAATGAACTTGAGGTCTTGAATCCCAGGAGAGAGCCGCCAGAGTTGTAGAAAAAGACGCTCCAGTTTACGCCAATTTGGTTTGTGGAGTATGACATACACCAAACTTTAACATCATAAGATGCAAGTGGATTAATACTCGCCCTGTTATTACTTTTGGTAGTTACGTAATATTGAGGTGAATGGCTACGTATTTTACAAGAATATGTTCCACTCTTCACGGAGGCGCTGGAGCGTTTAACATTTAATGGGTCAGTACTAGACCTATCAAAATAGGTGAAAGCATCCCCAGCACCCGCCTCGAATCCGGGATCAGCGAAAGACGGTACTGTGGGTTCTTCAACCTCGCGCTCTGCCCAAGTCGCGCCTGAGTCATCTGAGGTGTATAGGCCGCCGCCATAAACACACGCTATGAGGTTGGAGCCGTCGGAGTCGGAGGAGCAACATACCCAGTTAGCGTCGGTGTTTCCCGCCGGTTGTCTTTCAGTCCAGTTAACCGTACTTTGCGTTCCCATCTCAAAACTATCGTTAACGCCTAAAGCCTCCAGCACGGTAAGCGTCTCGGTGTCCAGCTTCACCTCGTGGTCAACGGGAATTTCTGTAACCACATTAAGGATGAAAGAACCCGTGACACTCCCTGACGGCTGGATAATGTGTTTATCGCGCACCATGTCGGGGAGTTTGGGGAGCGCGGGGTAAGTGTGATAATAAACTGATTCGTCAGCACCCCACAGGCGCACCTCTAAAGTCTGCTCTTTGAGAAGTTCGGCAAGCAGGAGATTTAGGTTGTTGTAAGCGTCCTGTTCATTTGTACCGCGCACGGCAAGGTTAAGCGTTATCGCGTTCCCGCCGATGCGCCAGTTAGCAAGCCTGCGCCCGTCTGCAAGCACATTCTCCACCCAGTTGTAGAGGACTTCCGGCAGGGGGAATAAAGTATTGTCGGCAAGGTAGAAGGTAACCTCATCATTAAGGTCGAGTATTGTCTCCCCACCTATGCCGCCGACGAATCGACATCTAATGCTCATTGAGGCACCGCCATCCTTAATCTAGCGCCGCGCATCTCACGGGCAAAATCTGAATAATCCCTAACGTTAGGCAAGACAACCTCCAGTGTGTCGAAGTGGTAGTCGTACCTGTTGCTTGTATTGGAGGCAGGTATCACGTGTTCACCCTTGTGGACTAATGCCATACCGGTGCGCATTACAGGGCCGCCGTACTGGTAGCTGGGGAAAGCGCCGCCGCCTGCCGCTCCAGCCCCCATCTGGCGGTTAAGCTCTTCCTGCGCCGCTATCATCTCGCGGTAGTGGCTCATGAAATTGGAGTGCATGTTGTTGATAGCCGTCTCGAAGCTCTGGACGTGCTTGACTGCGTTGTCGTACTCTACTTTCAGTTCCCAGACCTTGTTGCGCTCGCGGACAAGTTGCTCTTCAATCTTCCTCAGTCTGATTTGCTTTTTGCCCAGCGCGACCTGCTCTTTTTTGATTTCAGCGCGGAGCTTTTTGTATGACATCTCCTGTTGGCCAAGAGGATCGAGGAGCTTTTCAAGAGCGCGTTTTTTTGCGTCGTAATTGACCCCGGTTTCGAGGTCGTATATCTCTTTCTGTTTCCCAAGCTCCGCCTTTTTGCGGGCAAGGCGGGCGGCCTCGTTGAAGTCGCCGCGCTCCTGCGCCTTGAGAATGCCAAGCTGGAGCTTGTTGATGTCCTGTTGCATCTTAAAGGACTTGTCCTCGCGCTTGCCTTCGCCCGCAATCTTCATCCGCTGGAGGTCTGACAACCTGCTTTGGTGCTCGGAGATAGCGCGATTAAGCTTTTCCTGCTTGTGGGTGAGTACGCCTATACTGTTTTGGTGGGTATCAATCTCCTCTTCGTATGACTTCAGGGCCGCTTTCGCCGCGTCGTAAGCGTCTCGCATATTGCGCCAAGCGGTAAGTTGCGGGCCTGCCATTTCTTTTCCGAGGTCAGCGATAGCCTGCTCGACCTGCCCGAATTCTGTCGCGTCAACGGCGGCAGACCAACCGACAAGGGCGGTTTGATTGAGACCCGCCCACGCGGTGTTGAGCGCGTCCACTTCGTCGGTAAGCGGGCCGAGGTCAGTGCCGCCAACGCCCGCGCCGGTGAAACCGACGGCGGCTTTCAGTTGCCCCGCGCTGGCGTAGTAGCCCTCCTGTATGCCAGAGGATATCCAGCGCCCTATTTCGAGAGGTGATCGCTTGGTGAATGGCGAATGCTCCGTGCCTGATTCAGCAATAATTTTGATCCGCACCTCAGGCGGTATATTATTGGCTATGCCCCAAATTTGGGTTAGCTTCCTTACCGCTTCATTTGCGCCGGGGGTAGTAACCTTAGACTCAGGGTCAGATTTATCAACCTTGTCAGCCGTTTCATATACTCCATACAGAGCTTTTTGTACTAAATCGCTTCCGGTTTCTTTTACTTCAATCATAAATTCGGAGGGCCTGTCACCGAAAAGATCGCCGAGGTCAACTGCGCCAAAAGCCGACTGGACGGCTTCTGCTACATCAGCCTTTTTTAATTGTTCCCTTATAACGGCAAGAGCGGCGTCTACGGCGGCGATTCCCGTTGATTCAAAAGTATGTGTATTAAAAAGTTGTTGTGCTATCCTGCCAGCTTCATCCGGGGATATATCAGACGCACCCTGAATCCAGGCGGAGATACCCTGCACTCCAAGTTCTTGGAATTCCGGGATGCTTGAGGTGAAGGCTTTAAGAAGCTCGCCGGGAACCTCCCGGCCAGCCTGTCCGGATTCCTTCATCTTTTGTAAGAATCCGTCAACAGCCGCTTCCCACTGCGGGCCGGAGGTTATTATTTGGTCATTCAGATAACTTAGGGTGCCGCCCCACAACAGGGATTCCTCGTTTAATTCATCCAATATTGTGCCTATTCTAGCTAATTCGACAGCACCAAGTTCCCCCGAGTCTTTCAATTGACTGAGTAAGTAATCTGTTAACTTGCTTCCCT